CCCTTGTTCGTACTATTAAACGAATCCTTTATGAAGAGTAAAAAAGTAACTTGGGGTGAATGCCTTAAGTTCACAGAAAGAACAGCTTGGAAAGGAACAGGGCGTAAGTCCGCGCTCCTTTACGCAGGCAAATTCACCAATCTTCACACCCATCAATTCGATGTCAAATTAATTACTCGCAGATTAATTTTGGAAGATTGTAATGAGTTCAAATATAACGACGGTGGAAATGGTAAGCCGTTAAAAAATGGCTCACTAAATAAATATGTATCAGCCGTGAGGTTCGTACTTAACCATTGTCAATTACATGAATTAATCCCTACTGATCACCCCATTCCTAAATTTCAAAAATTTAATGAAGCCGAGGATGCACAAGAACGCTTTGCTTATACAGCAGAAGAAGTTCAAAAGATGCACAAGTTTGCTAGGGATGAAATATGTAATGAACCATTAGCTGACTTTATTTTGTTCGCAGCTTTTACAGGTATCAGATTTGAAAAAATCTTGCGCCTTACTCCAGATCGTATAGATCTAGATCAAGGACTTATTACTATTGTTAAGCCGAAGAATAAAAGAACAGCTAAAAGGACATGTGGCATACATGACGCTTTAAAGCCTCTGCTTGTACGAAGATGCAACGAAGATAGGATCTACCTATTCGGGGATGACTGGACACAGACAAGCGTTAAAGCAGCTCAAAATGCTGTTAGAAGACGCTTCCATAAATGTCTTCATCATATTGGTAAGCCTTATCCAGACAAAGGATGGACTATCCATGGATTAAGACATACATGTGGAACGCTTATGTATCAAAGTGGGGTACACCTGTTTGATATTTCTAAGCACTTAGGTCACAGTTCGACAAAGCAATCTGAAAAGTATATGCACGCGAACGACAAGCAACTTGCTGCCAAGATAAACAAAATCAACTTTGAAGTTGATTACTCCGATAGGAGTTCATGGAAGCCAGACTCTGCTGTCGCGTAGTCTGCCCCGTCTACAGGACGTTAAAACCACCACTATTTGATACCTTTTATTGCAATGTTAAGCCTTTCTGTTACACTTCAAAAGCTGAAAAGCCTTGGGAGCGTGGTGGAATTGGTAGACGCACCGCACTCAAAAAGCAACATCAATAGTTAGTACATGTGGAAGGGATTAGGTAACAAACCTAGTCCCTTATTTCTTTTATAACTGTACGAAAGTGCAACAAATTCTAGCACAAAACTCTACCATCATATGCCGACACCAATTGAAGTCGAAAGACAGATCGCATTTGAACGTAAACAGGTAAGAGGTGGCGTAGAAAAGCTACGCAAAAACACCAAGGATTTGGAGGACAAGGCTTATGCGTCCGCCACTGTTTATGGATCAGTAGCAATAAGCGAAACATTAGTAGAACTTATCAATCACATAAATAAGAAGAAGGATAAATACTCTAAGCAGGGATTAGGAAGAGATTTTGTATTACATACTCAATACACCTTCCCTGTTGATTCAGAAGTTCAAGCCTTAATTACTTCCAAGGTTGCGTTTGATCATGTGTTTTCACCACGCACTGTGAAACATAACTTAACTACCATAGCTTTGGCAGTTGGTCACGCATTAGAGGGTGAGGCTCAACTTACTTATTACGAAACAACTGGACCTGAGTTATTTGAAACATTAAAAAGAAACTATTGGCACGATGCGAAGGGTACAGCTTATAAACGTAAATGTATTCAAACCTTGATGCACAAGCGGAACATTACTCCGTGGACTAGCTGGGATAAACCTACAAAAATAAAAATAGGTTTATGGTTATTAGATTGCTTACTTAGTTCAACTGGATACTTTGAAAGACATATTGTAGTTAAAGCTAATAAGAGATATACCACTCTTATACCTACAGAAAAGTTCATCAAATATCAGGAGGAGATAGTTGCATGTGCTGAGATGTATAGTCCTTTAACTAAACCAATGTTAATACCACCAAGGAGGTGGTCAATACTTCAAGACGGTGGATATTTCTTAAATGATTTGACTCGCTGTTATGAGATGGTACGAAGGGGGTATCACGGGTTAATACAGGGGGAAATTCCGATTGAATTCCTCAATAAAATCCAAGAAGTTGGATACCGCCTAAACCCTTTTACCATGGGCGTTGCCGAGGAATTAGAGAGGCAAGGCATAGCAGTAGGGAAGTTCCGCCCTGTGATCCATCATGTAATACCTCCTAAGCCAGTAGACATAGACACCAACGAGGAGTCACGTACGCAGTGGAAGAGGGATGCAAGAGAGAAAAGAAACCTACAAGCTAACGAAGCAAGGAAGTCATGCCGTACTCGGATGACTATGAACATTGCCAGAGAGTTCAGAAATGACGTCTGGTTTTTGCCATTTTCATACGATTACAGGGGTAGGGCATACCCGATTCCCAGCTTCCTTACACCGCAAGATACGGACTTTGGAAAGAGTTTACTTATCTCGGATAAGGGCGCGCCTATCACGGACGAAGGGAAGGACTGGCTGTCTTTTCAGGTATCCACCTGCTTCGGGCTGGATAAAGCCTCATGGCAAGAACGCATTGACTGGTGTGCAGATGGTATCAATAGAGAGTTAATCAAGCGCGTAGCTACTGATCCTCTAGGAAACATAGGCGACTGGGAGAACGTTGACGAGCCATGGCAATTCCTCGCCGCATGTGAGGAGTGGTATGCCATACATACAGGCAAAAGAGTTCACACCCATCTCTTCGTGGCAACCGACGCCACCTGCTCTGGACTCCAGATTTTGGCAGGGATGGCTCGCGATAAGTCCACGGCGCAGATGGTCAATGTCATAGGTAGTGATAAACCACAAGATGCTTATAAAGTCATAGCTGAGAAGAGCAAGCCACATATTCCCGAGAGACTTAGAATGTCTTGGAATCGTAAAAAATGTAAGAGATGCGTTATGACAATCCCTTACAACGCAAAGCCTTTCAGCAATCGGGCGTACATTAGAGAAGCCTTAAAAGATGACGATATAAAGATAGATAAGGACGAACTAACTCAATGCGTTAAAGCTGTTAGGTCTGCTATGGAAGACATAGTACCCGGACCTATGCGCGTTATGCGTTGGATTGAAACTGAGGTAGGTAACTCTATAAAAAATGGAGCAAATATTATTAAGTGGGAAACCCCTAGTGGATTTATTGTTGTTCAAAAGCTGATGAAGCATGAGACAAAAGTAATACAAACACAACTAATGGGAAGAACACAAATACATATAGCTGGTGCTGAAGTAGGTGTTGACCTTAAACATCACAAGAACGCAACTGCACCCAACCTCATACATTCTTACGATGCTTCACTCCTCCATCTCAGTATTAATGAGTTCGGAGAGAGACCAATAGCAACCATACATGATTCTGTCCTGTGTTTAGCAACTGATATGAAATACCTTTCCACCTTGGTAAGGAAAACATACATGCACCTATTCGCAGAGAACGAACCCCTAAAAAACTTTGCCAGAGAAATCAAGGCAGAGACCCAACCGCCGATTATCGGAGACCTTCAACCGTCCGAGGTAATTGATTCAACTTACTTTTTCTGTTAATGACCAGAACCATCCACATCACTGAAAACCCAGTTAAACTAACTGGTTTCAACGCAATACTTAAGCCTTCTAAGTTTGGTTACACACTTAGGGCAGTAGTAGGAGAAGAGATAATAAATAAGTTAGACGAGGAGAGAAAAGACTGCCTAGATTGGGCAATCAGCAAGCTTAAGTGCAAGCCTAATAGAGCTACAGTTAAGCCAGAGCCATGGGAAGAAGTTTACCCCGGAAAATATGTAGTTAAGTTTTCATGGAAGGAAGAGAACAAGCCACCTATCGTGGACTGCGAAGGTACGTTGGTAACAGACGAAAACCTACCAGTATATGAAGGTAGTGAAGTTAAGATCGGCTTTACTCAGAAGCCTTACCTATTGCGTGATGGAACTACATACGGCACTAGCCTAAAGTTATCTGGTGTCCAGATTGTCAAGGTACAAGAAGGAGCTTCACTTGGTGGAGATCTTGACGAGTCAGGAGTAGCCAATTTATTTGGCAAGACTGAAGGATTTAAGGATGGTGACATTGACACCACCGAAGCAGCAGGAACTCCAGCTTCAGTAGAAGATGACTTCTAATGTTTCGCAGCAAACTCGAAGAGAAAGTAGCTGACCTTTTATTTGAATTAAATATTGATTACGAGTACGAGAGTACAAAGCTCTGCTATGTAATCCAACATCATTACTCTCCAGATTTCATTCTTCCTAACGGACGAATTCTGGAAGTAAAGGGTTACTGGGATGCCCCTGACCGTCGCAAGATTCGCGCCGTAATCAAGGACAACCCTGATATAGATCTAAGGATGGTATTTCAAGATCCATATAAAAGGATTAGTAAAAAATCTAAGACGACGTATGCCATGTGGTGTGATCGTTATGACATCAAATGGTGTGCGTACCACTGTATCCCAGTCGATTGGTTGATATGAACGAGAGCGAATTCGAACGTCACGGTCCATGTGAGGTATGCGGTAGCTCTGACGCGAAAGCAACCTACACAGACGGACATACTTACTGTTTTAGTTGCCAGTCCTACGGGGCTGGTGACTCCCCACCCACCACTATGAATACTAATGTCAAATTTCAAGGAGAACCCCAACGACTCCATAAACGAGGAATCAGTGAAGCAACCTGCCAGTACTACAAAGTCTACAGGGATGGCGAACTTCTCCGCTTCCCTTATTACAGCAGCAGTGGCGCACTACAGGGATTCAAAACAAAAAGCAAATTAAAAGAGTTTAAATATGAAGGCACCACTACTGATACTCTCTTTGGTCAGTCTCTATTCCCTAGTACTGGCAAACTCATCGTTATTTATGAAGGTGAGCTAGATGCTTTATCAGGCTACGAGGCTAAAAAGTTCGGAGCACATGTATCACTACCTCATGGCTGTGCTTCAGCTAAGAAGGATTTACAAAAACAAATCAGCTACCTTCAAGGGTACGACGAGATAGTTTTATTCTTCGATAATGATGAGCCGGGTATTAAGGCAGCCGAGGATGCAGCTAGTATCTTACCTGCGGGTAAGGTAAAGATTGCACGGCTATCTGAATACAAAGACGCCTCAGACGCACTACAAAAACTAGACACCCAATCAATTAGACATGCTATTTTTAACGCTGATCCTTATCAGCCAGACGGTATTGTTGACTGCAAGACATTACTAGAGGTCGTCACTACACCTAGTACACCTTGCGACCATGAGTACAAATTATCTGGGTTACAGAAACTAACCCACGGTATGCGTAGCTCAGAATTGACTACCATCACGGCGGGTACAGGTCAAGGTAAGAGTACCTTCTGTCGCCAGTTGGCAGTTGACTTACTCAACGATGGCATCAAGGTCGGGTACATAGCACTTGAAGAATCTAATAGACGTACAGCTCTAGGGCTTATGTCTGTAGCTACAGGTAAAGCTCTACACATAGGAGAACATGATACTGAAACGCTTAAGGATGCGTACGATAGGAGCTTGGGTACTTGGGATCTATTTTTGTACGACCACTTTGGGAGTCTCGATCCTGATGTTATATATAGCCGTTGCGAATATATGGCTCTCGGTCTCGAAACAAAGGTCATCTTCCTTGATCATTTATCCATCTTACTCTCAGGTCTTGATGGAGTCTCGGATGAAAGACGCTGTATAGATTTGACCATGACCAAGTTAAGGTCATTGGTTCAACGTACTGGTATTAGCTTATTCCTTGTAAGCCATTTGAGAAGATCAGGTACTGGCTCAGCCTCTGCGGAGGAGGGCGGTAGAGTATCTCTTTCAAGCCTTAGAGGATCACATAGCATAAGCCAGATAAGCGATAACGTATGGGGATTAGAAGCTAACCAACAGGCGGAAGGAGATAGATCCACCGTTCTAAGGGTGCTCAAGAACCGCTATATCGGGGACGTGGGAATAGCTTCAAACCTTACATATAACAAAGAGACTTGCGTCTTTGAAGAAGACAGCAAATCTTTCAATCCATCCACTGATTTCTAATGATCGTATTCGATATTGAAACCAACGGATTACTTCGGCAGGTTTCTAAAGTTCATTGTCTAGTGACTTATGACACTACGACAGATAAGCTAACTGCTTACAACAACCAAGGTAACTGCCCGAGCATTGTTGATGGTTTACTTGAACTATCAAAGGCTGAACATCTAATCGGTCACAATATAATCGGGTATGACTTACCAGCACTGAAGCTTGTATATCCTCATTTTAAGTTAGAAGGCAAACCATTTGACACCTTAGTTCTTTCACGTCTATTTCATCCAAACATGTATGAGGTAGATAAGAAGAGAGAGTGGAAGGGAATGCCTACTAACTTATATGGACGTCACAGTCTTAAGGCATACGGCTACAGGTTAGGAGAATATAAAGGTGACTTCGGTGAGACAACCGACTGGGCTTCTTGGACCCAAGAAATGCAGGACTACTGCATCCAAGACGTCAAAGTAACTATGAAACTATGCGAGCACTTCCGGACTTACCTGACTGGTGCTGGCTAGAGCATCAGGTTGCACAGATACTAACTACCCAAGAGGAATATGGATGGCACTTTGATGAGAAATCTGCATGGGAACTTGAACAAGATCTCAGAAACGAACTGGAAGAAACTACTGCGGTACTTCGAAACAGGCACGCTTTCGTTGCAGACACGGAATTCACTCCTAAAAGAAATAACCAGACTAAAGGTTATGTAGAAGGATGCAAATTTACGAAGATAAAAGAACTAAATGTTACCTCTAGAGACCATATCGCATGGATATTGACTACTCATTATGGATGGACACCCTCATTAATAAGCTCGAACGGGAAGCCCGTTATAGACGAGAGTGTGCTAAAGGACCATGGGTCGGATATAGCGACGAAATTTCTACGATGTCTGGAGCTGAAGAAGCTTTTAGGGATTCTTTGCGAAGGCGTGAACGCATGGCTGAAGCTATGTACGACGTCTAGCCGGATACATCACCACTGTTCAGTAGCTACCAATACTTTTCGCTGCGCCCATAGACGTCCCAATGTTAGCCAGACTCCGAGCGATCCTAGATTCCGCGCTTTATTCACTGCAACAGATGGTCTCGTTATGTGCGGGGCTGATTTGTCTGGGATTGAGTTACGGATGCTTGCCCATTATCTTGCACGATATGACGGAGGCAGGTATCGCGACATCCTCCTTACAGGAGATATACACCAAGTTAATGCAGACAAGATCGGTATTTCTCGGCGACAAGTGAAGACAGTTTCCTATGCCTTTTTATATGGGGCGGGAGACCAAAAACTAGGTCTGTCAGTCGATCCAGAGCTTTCACCTAGCAAAGCAAAGAAGAAAGGAAAAGAAACAAGAGCCGCATACGTCGAAGCTATTGATGGATTAGACCAGCTCCTTAAGGCTGTAAAGCAACGAGGAGAGCAGGGATTTATCAAGGCTATAGATGGTCGGAAGATCCTAGTTGATAGCCCTCACAAGGCACTTAACTACCTTTTACAGGGATCGGCTGGGATTATCGCGAAGCGGCAAATGGTTATAGCTCATCAATTACTCAAACAAATAAATGTTCACACCCATCAATTGGGATTCATCCATGACGAATTGCAATTCGAATGCTACCCCCACGATATAAATGACGTTAAGTTCACCCTTGAGTTTTCAGCAGTTAAAGCTGGAGAATATTATAAATTACGATGCCCAATCGCAGCAGAGGCAAAGTCTGGCAGCAATTGGTCAGAGGTACACTGATATAGTCTGGGCTGCTGGATTATTTGAAGGAGAAGGT